GTAGACGTCGGCAAAGGCATCGGCCGCCGAGGTCGACTGAACCTCTGTGCCGCCGGCCGGCGGGGCAAGGCGCCTGGTGGCTTTCACGCGGATCCGCGCAGAAGCATCGTTCCCCATGCCCTGGCTTGCCTTGATGCGCACCGCGACGAGGGTGACGTTGCCGTAGACCGTTCCGGAGGGATAGTCCGCCAACAGGCGCAGGCCCGCCCATATAAAGCGATCGGAGCCGTTCTTGCCGTTGGGGGCATTCGAGTTGCGGGAGATCTTCACCGCCCAACGGGCGCTCCGAGGCGCGGTGAACGTGTAGGTCCGGCGCAGCGGCGAAGAGATCACCGTCTTGTTCTGTGCAGAGACCGACGTCGTTGTGATCGGCGTGATGTTGGGGCCAGTCACGCTGGTGTTGTTGGTGGTGGCAGCGGTGATCAGCTGCGTATAGGTCGAGCCCACCTGTCCGTCATTGTCGTCGATTTCGTAATAGGTCACGGTGAACTGGGTGAGACGACCGCCAACATCACCGTCGCTGTTCGGGTTGGTTTGGCCTCCCGGAAAGACGATGTCGATCTGAAAGACGGAGCCCTTCTGGCCAGGCTTGCAGGTGGCAAAGGCGCCGGCGCTGTCCCCGGTGTCGACAAACTCCTGGTTTCCGACTTCAGGCGAGGAGATCACGTTCTCATGGAATCCGCCGCCCATCGAAGCGGCCATGACACCCGCGGTCTTGCGGTGATCAGCGGGCTTGAAGGACTTCCAGTAGACCACGCCGGCGTCGGGTGTGGTTGAGCCTGTGTCGCCGAGAAAGAGCGCTGTAACATCGATGTTCCCCTGCCCCACGCAGAGGATCATGTCGAGATACTGAATGCCGGAATAGTTGCTGTCATAGGCGGCCTGAGCCCACGAGAAGAAACCATAGGGCTGAGAAACGTAGTCTGGCGTTGTGATCACGGTGCCGTAGACCACAGGAATGGGATCACCCAAAGCCGCGCCATTCTGGTCGGTCGAGACGTCGTAGATCGAGACCGGCTTGCCTTTGCTGCCGGAACGCTCTTTGGGCTGGAAGAAATAGTTGATGCCGAACGAAATCCCAGCCAACAACGCCGAAATCGCGAGATTGATCAAGATTGGTGTCAACACAGCCATTGTAGCAGGATCGCCGGGCATGACAGCGATGACTGCCAAGTCGTCGACTTGCATCACATAGTCCAGATCGTCCAGAGGCTTCTCAACGCCGTTGACCAGGAACCGGCAGGGCATGCCGAATCCCTTCGGGTGGTGCTCTTGCAGCCAGTCGATCACCTGCGAGCCAACCGCAATCGGATGAACTTCCCTGGTCTGCGGCGCCAGCGGGTTGCGGAGGAGGACTAGGGATGCCACCGGTAGAACTCCGTGTGGGGGTAAATGGTCAGGAAGCGGCCGAGCTGGTGCCAGGCGGAGCCGAAGGTGCGAGACGCGTGCAGCACCCCATCCTCGACCACAACGCCGATGTGGTGGGGGCGGAGAGCGCTGCCGATGATGGCGATGTCGAAGTCCACAGGCTTGTCGACCCGCACCGAGCGGCCTTCAGCGACTTCGCCCCGCAAAGCCTCAGAAATCGCCCGTGAGGCGGCTTGCGTGCCGGCGGCCTCTGTGTGCCAGTCAGGTAAAGAAACGCCCCGGGCGACCTTGAGGACAGCCGCAACGAGCCCGTAGCAGTCATAGGTGTCCGGGCCCCGACCAGCTTCGCGATAGGGGAGCCCAACAAAATCATCGAAGTTCATCTGCGGAGACCTGGGAATTCGACGGTGCGGTAGAAGTTGAATGGGAACGCCCGGTTGAGGACGTCCATGCGGGTAGCCGTCGCCGTCACGGCGTCCCGGGTGTATTGAATTCCGGTGATGATCAGGGTCAGCGGCGGCGAGTTCTGGGGTGGTGTCGAAGGTGTGTCGAGATAGACCCGGTAGACGCACCTGATAGGCTCTGCCGGGTTGGCGATCGCCGCCTCAATTGGGTCGACGAGATCCCGACCGATATTCGCGATCGTCAGCCCGAGGTCCTGATTGCCCTTCCCATCCGATGTCGGCAGCTTGATCTTGAACGGAAGTTGCTGGAAGGCCACCAGCTGGCCGGTCTCGAGCAGAAAGGACCAGGGCATGTTGTCGTTGGTCAGGTAGTAGGTCTTCGAGAACAGCGAATGACTGAAGGACAGCGTCTCGATGTACCGCTGCGTGGCGGGAGCCGATGCGTAGATTTCCTTGAGCGCCTGCGTGATGGCCATCAGCGGCCGGCCCTGCGGAGTCCGAAGCCACTTTCGAAAGCTAAAGCGAAGTCATTTCCGCCGCGCCTGATGTCAGCTGTGAGTTCCTTCTTGATGATGTCAATCATCACTCGGCCGTCCGGCGCCTGTCGCGCCTTCACATCTGCACCGGCATAGTTGTTGATGGTCACACTCGCCCCGGCGCGCCCCTGCAATGAGCCACTCTCGAGCTTGTGGTTCGGGGTGATATAACCGGAGGCGCTTGGCGTAAACAGTTCCGGCCCATGTTCTCCAACGACATAGCTTGAACCGTAACTGACGGGTCCGCCGGCGGCTCGAAAGCCCGCGGCACCGCCAAAGTAGATGCCACCCAACCAGCTTCCCCCTCCTGCAAAACTGCCGGCGAGCATGCTGATCAGTTTCAGGATCTGCGACTGGATGATTTGCGCTGCCAGTTGCGAGAGCTGCTGTGCAATACTCTGCGCCATGCTGGCGAAAGCATCCTTAACGCTCATGGTGCCAGAAATCAGGCCCTGAAGCGCAGTGGTGAGGCTGTCAGAGATCGTGCTCGCCATCTTCTCAAACGCCTGCGTCATGGCGTCGATCTTCGGCATTCCCTCGGACATGTTCGCCCACAACTGGTTGAATGTCTTATCGAGCATTCCGATGCCGTAAATGTCGTCGATTGTGTTCTTCGCGGCGCGGCCCTTCGACTTGCCCCCCGACCCACCAGCGCCACCAAATCCACTGAACATCTGGGCAACCTCAGACATGGCCTTGCCAGCCAGCGATGCCATCGTTCCCACATAGTCCTTGACCTGGTTCTCAGCCCAGATCTTGCCGATCTCGCTGCCCGCTTGCGCCGCTCCCTTGGCAAAGGGATTCTCGAACTGGGCAGCCTGGAGCTCCGCAAACCTGCCGAGCGTGATACCAGTGTAGTCAGAGAGCGTGTTCACCGCATCGATCAGCTTGTTGATCCCAGCAATTCCGCCATTCACCATGGCGGTCATGGCCTGGAGCGCAATGTTGGCCGCGCCAACGATTGAGTTGCCGACGATGTCGCCGATGCTCCCCCATGCAACGCCGATCGTTTGAGCCAGCTTGATGAACTTGTCGATGATCCAGTTGGTCGAATCCTTGATGATGCCTGCGACGTCGACCCCGAAGACCCGCTTGATGTCGTCGCGGAATGCAAAGATCGCCACCGCCGCCGCTGCGACCCCGGCCACGAGCAATCCCAGGGGATTTGCCATCATGGCAGCCGTCACACTGCGAACGGCGCCCACCAGACCCACACCGATCGCCGAGGTTGTCGAAGAGAGCCCTGCCAGAAGGGTGGGTGCATAGAACCCCGCCAAGGCCGCGGTAGCGACGGCAGCATAGGGCCCAACGGTCTGAATTGCGCTGCCGAGAGCCCCCATCGCATCCGCACCCGCCAGGAAATGCCCTGCAAGTGGAACGGCGACCGCCACGACGGTGCCCAGGACCGCACCCAGCACGCCGAAGCCGGACAGCAGCTGCGGCGCTTGCTGGCCGAAGGCCCTCGTCACCGACGTTCCGGACGCGACCTGCACCGCAAAATCCTGCACCTGGTATGACAGGTTCTGGATTGTGCTGGCAAACCTGTTGGAATTCGCCGCAGCCTGCATCATGGGCTGCGAGAACTTCGCCATTTCCTTCTGAGCGACCTGGGTTTGCGACATGAAGCGCTGGACCGAGCCAAACGCCGCCGCCGTCTTGTCAGTCGCAACGATGTCAATGCCGAGGCGGGCGTTTGTACTCATGTCATCTCTCGCTCTGCTGAATCCTCAGATAGGCAAACCAGCCCCTGAGCTCCGCGATGCTCATGTCTTCGATTTCAGCGACCGATTTGTGTAGCCGATCCGCCAGGACATAGAGGGCGAGGCCCAGCGGATCGGCCCTCAGTTTTTTTCGT